TAGCTGGCCCGTGAGACAGCGCGGTAACGCGCGGGATTCTCGGCGCGAACCTTGCGTGCGTATGCCGCATCGGTTCTCGCCTGACACGTAGGACACTGCAACGCTTGCGCCCCATCGTAGATGTGACCGGCGCCCTTGCAGACCTTCCGCATCGGCCCAACGAACAGCTTCCGCTCGGCGCGTAGCCGCTTCAGGTAGGCCGCGCCTTTGGCGTTCTCTCGCTCGCGGTTCTTCTCGTACCACTTGCGGCCGTACTTGGCGTAGTGCTCGCTCGCCACTTCAGTATCCTCCGCTCGCGTACCGCTCAGACAGCCGCTCCGCGCACTGCGGCTTCCGAAGCCTCAGAAAGCCCATGATCCGGTCCCATCCGAGCCTGCGATGCATCTCACAGAACTGGTGCCCGCAGCCGGGACAGACCGCGATCTGCTTGTCCTCCCGTCCGCAGATACAGCAGCGCGCACAGTGCTTGTCCTGCACCCAGGCGCAGCCGTCACGCGAGGCCATGGTTGCTCCAGTCGTTCCACGCCGACAGCTCGCCCGGGCCGGGCTGGATCAGTTCCCCGAGCGTGCGCCCGCCGAGCCGTGTCGCTACCGGTGGCGTCGCGCCGGGCGGGAGCGCCATCGGCGCGCGTACTGGGCCGGCCGGGATCGACGGCAGGGACCGTGGGACGCCGGGCGTCGAAGCGATGGGCGGCGTCGAGATGGGCATGGAGAAGCCGAGCCGCTGGAGCAGCGCCGCCTTGAGCGCGTCGTTCGCGGCGAGGCGCTTGTTGTAGTCCACCATCGCCGCATCGAAGCTCGCCTTTCGCGAGGCTTCCTTCTCGCGCTCGAAGGCTAGCGCCGCTTCCGTGGCGCGCTCGCTAGCCTTCGTCGCCCTCCCAGCTTGACGCGATTCGAGGAGAGCACCCCCGAGCCCGAAGACGCCCGAGACGATGGGGCCGCCGAGCGTGCCGCCCAGAACCTTGCCGACGCCTTTTGCCACGCCGCCCATCAGTGTCCTCCTCCGACCGGCAGCGCGTGCAGCGTCACCGGGATCTGCACCCCGCCCAACCGCGCGAGGTACGTCGTCATCTCCTCCGTCGCCGCCGTCCCGAAGGCCCACTGCTCCTTCCGTGCCGCCGGCAGCGCGAACGCCTGGCGCAGCAGCGACCGCAGCACCCCGCCCTTCCGGCGATGCCTCGGATCGATCCAGACGCCCTCGAGATGCGTCACCTGGAGCGCCGCGAGGCACGCGATCACCTTGCCCGCCTCGTCCTCCACGACACAGATGGCGATGTTCTGCGGCTCTGTGTAGGGCAGCAGGCCCGCGAGGTCGAGGTGCTCCAGCTTCGACCATTCCTCCGGTTGTAAGATTCTGCACTGCACTAGACGCTCCTCCATGCGTGCCCTCGACGAATCTTGCAGATGGTCGTCGGAGTCACGCCAAATTCGCGCGCCAGCGACACGCCGGATCTATTGCTGGAGCGAATCCGTGCTGCCTGTTCTGCCGTCAGCTTCGCGCAGCCGTTCCGTTCACCGTAGGCTTGACGCCCCTTGCGAACCTTGTCGGCTTCGTTGTCAGCCGCCGTTCCGAGAAAGAAATGCCACGGTGCGCAGCAAGCGCGCACGTCGCAGCGATGGCAGACATGCAAGCCTTTCGGAATCGGCCCCGCCGCCAACTCCCACGCAAGTCGGTGCGTCAAGCGGTTTCGACCCTCGAAGGAAGTCGTGCCATACCCGTTCGTCGTGTGGCCGGGCCACAACCAGCATCCGTTCGGCAGCCTGTCGAGCTTCGCCCAAAAGTCCTCCGGGTGCTGCCGGCCGGCCATATTTCTGGCCGTGGTCAGCTCCGAGTTGTAGCAGCCGCACGAACTCGTGTGCCCACTCTTGAGGTTGCCGAGGCTTACGACCTTCTGCCGACCACACTCGCAGAGGCACAGCACACGCCGGTTCTTACGCACCACGCCAGCGTCAGCCAGAACGATTAGCCGACCGAATGCGTCCCCGATTCGACTGGAGAAGTCCTTGCGCGCGATCATGGCACGTACACCCTTTCCAGCGTCACGTCGAGGTTGTAGCTCGCCCCCGGTGTCCAGTCCGTCTCGTAGGTGATCGGAGAGCCCTTGTCCACGCGCACGATCGTGCTCTCGCCCATCGTCCCCGTCGTCTCGCCGGCCCCAAGCACGAGCGCGATACCCTCGAAGCTCGACGCGACACCCCCGTCCGTCCAGCGGAAAGTCACCGCCAACTCGCCGCCACCAGTCGAGGCTACGCGGGCGTAGTACGTCAGCCGGTAGTCGCCTGCCGCGAGCTCGCCATTCGAGAAGTCGGTAGCCGGGATGGCTGCGGTGCGCCCCGTGACGCTCACCGCGTTGATGCGAGCCGGGATCGCGTCGAGCGTCGGCGGCAGCCGGGCGAAGTAGTCCGCCCACGGACGGGTCAGCATCCCGGTCTTCAGGTCCACGACGGGACTCCGCGTGGGTGCCGAGACGTTGCCGAGGAGCCGATCAGGCACGGGCGCCCTCCCGCTCCAACAGGTACGCCCCACTCACACGGTACGGAACCGGATCCGTCACACTCACCTCGAAGACGCGCTTGCGCGCGGAGCCGAGCCGGTGCCAGCGGATTCGCGTGTCGTACTCGCCAGTCTTGCCGATCGAGCGCCACAGCTCATGGGGACGCCACGTCTTGCCGCCGTCGTTCGAAAAGCGAAGCATCACGAGCGGCGGGCGCTCGGACACGCTGTCCCCGCTGCCCTCAACCGAACCGCTCATGCCGTTGGCGTAGTCGGTCGTGACGCTTGCCGTGGTAGTCGAGACACCATCAGGCCCCGTGATGGTCAAGGACACGGTCACCGTGACATCCGGGGGATGCTCACCGTAGTAGTGCGACGGGTTCGCATCAGTGCTCTGGTTGCCGTCACCGAAGTCCCACAGGTAGTCCGTGATCGTTCCGACCGAGGCCGATGAGTCGAAGATGACATCGTTCCCGGGCGGGTCCGTTCCGATCTGACTCCAAGAGAAGTTGGCAACGATCTCAGCCGGGACCGTGGTCCGAATTGACTGCTGCGGCTCCATGACGAGCTCGAGGCCAGGGAAGAAGAGCCGCTTGTTCTCCGTGCTCAGCCGTGGCGCACGACGTACCCGCTTGATCGGCAGGCCGTCTACGTCCGTCCCGATGCTCCCCGACATGCGGTAGAGCTTCTGGCCGAAGGCGTCGAGAATGCGGTGCTCTCCGAAGGCGAAGGCGTAGAAGCGCGGCCGCCACGACACGAACCGGTTTTCTCCCGCGACCCATGTCTGGCGCACACTCCACAGCCCCGTCGCCAAGTCGTAGGCGTGCGTGATGTTGTCGCCGTCGAAGTTCAGGTAGTAGAACGTATGCCCGCGCTCAGAGTACACGTCGGCTACGGCAGACTCGACGCCGTCATAGCCCTCGATGAGCGTTTCTAGCGCGTCGTGACTAATCTCCTCGATCTGGGCGCCGCGCGCGCGCACCACGACCTTGCGGCCCGCCGCCGTCTGGGCAAGCCACACCAGCGAGTCCGCCATGACGCGCGCCGAGAACGGCGCCGCGATGCCGTAGGTGAAGACGCCTTCCGGCCGCGGCGCGAACGGGAACGCCTGGCCCGTGTCGTACCACGCCTCGCCCGTGGACTCACCGATCAGGTAGACAACGCGGTCGTGGACGGCCATCGCCGCCCAACGGTCAGCCGCGAGGGACCGCTTGAAGAAGTCCTCGCCCGTGTCCCACACCTCGCCATCCGGCGCCAGGTTCGAGAAGTAGACGGTAGACGTGGCCGCGTCGAGCACGAGGAAGTAGCCGTCGAGGTAGGCCCCCATCGTGGCCTTGCCTTCCAACTCCGTCACTGGGGTCAGCGTGTTCGTCTCGAGGTCGAAGATGTAGGCGTTTCCGCCCGACGTGATGAGGAGCTGACCGCCGAGGTCGCCGTTGCTCGAGATGGTGGCGGGGTTGTTCCCGAGCGTCACCGTCCCGCGGCTCGTCTGCTCGCCGTTGCTCGCGATCTCGATGAGCGCCGTCCCGATGACCGCGAACTCCCGCCCGTTCTGGAAGAAGTGCGCCCGGCCGGCGCCAACGCTCGCCGCCGACAGCTCCTCGACGCCCGGGGTCGGGAGCAGCACCTTCCGCCCGTTCGGCAGCTTCGCCGGGTACCAGTTCACGGTCGTCTGCTGGTCGGCGTAGAACGCCTCGGACTCAAACGAGCCGCCGAAGAACTCTTCCCAGTCCATTAGCTCGTGGTGTCCGTGCGGATCAAGTAGCCGCCGCCTTCACGAGACAACGTGTCGTCCAGGCACAGCTCGTTCATGCGAACGTTCGCGCGCTTGACGACGCTCATCGAGTGCGCCGCGGCGCGTGCCAGATCGGGCGACACGGCCTTGTCGAAGGACGGCGCCAGCTCCACGGCTAGGTTCTTCCGAAGCATCCGCCGGTAGCCAGGCGGGAGCGCAACGGTCGTGTTGAGGTCCGCGAACTCGGCTACCGGCTCGGGGGCGTAGAGGACGCCGCGGAGCCCTGAGCCGGTCGGAACCGGCCACAGCGAGAGCGTGCCCGTTGGATAGGTGGGTGCGTAGTAGAAGGCGCTCGGGGCCTCGGCCGTCGTCCCCTTCTGGGCCAGCGTGCGCCACTCGTCGTCCGTGAACCGCCCGAGCGGCAGCTCCGTTACCGTCGCTTCGGCGGAGTCGTACCAGTTCGCCTTGACACTCTCGGCCTGCGCCGGGCGAGCCACGTCCACGGTGGCGCCGGTGCCCACGGTGTAGTTCTGGGTCGAGGCTGCGATGGTCCAGACCGTCCGCGTGATCTTGTAGACCGCAAGCCGTTCGGCCGCGAGCTGGTCCACGAGCGCGTTGAGGCCGGCGAGGCCGTCCAGCGCGTCCTGCGCCGTGGCAATCTCGCCGGCCGCCAGGACGCCTATGTCCTGCAGCGCCCAAGTGACGATGTCGCGGACATCCGCCACAGCGGCTTACGCCGCTGCGCTGCGGCGACCCCCACGCCGCTTGGGCGGCAGCGGCGACTCCTTCACCTCGGGCTGATGCCCCTCGTGCGCCTCGTCGAACGCGCGC